AAGAATAACAAGGCGTAATCCGAATAAATCGATCATCGCCTAGTTCGCTCCCGAGCTAGGCGAGCAGTAGAAGGGAAGGGCTAATGCCTAACATCATTACAGCTTCGCAGCTAAGATCCGTCTTAGGCGTTAGCTCTTCTCTCTACGACGACGCTTATCTAAACGACATTATCGACACAGCGGAACAGGCGATTCTACCGCTGCTTATTCAGAACTCGACGGCTGTAGTCGAGTACGCGCTAGAAGACAACGTCGCGAAGTTCTACACTAGACGGACACACCCTTTCGTCGTAGGACAGTCGATCGTCGTTACTGGTCTTCCAGCTCCATTTACAGCCACTCACACTCTTACGATCGTTACAGACTCTTCATTCTGCGCCGCTCTTACATCTACAGACGTAACACGCCGCCAGATTATTCCGAACGGCATGGCAACACTTAGCGGCTATTCAGCTGCGACTCTCTACGTCGGAAACTCGTCGATCGAGTCAGCCATTTACGCCGTATCTATCGAAGTCTTCCAATCTCGCACAGCTGCGGGCGGTCAGATCGAAGGTCTCGATTTCGCTTCGAGTCCCTATCGCATGGGGCGCAGCTTGTTAAATCGCGTCGTGGGCCTCTTGGGTAACTACATCGACGTCGACACGATGGTCGGATAATGACAGCCAGCTCGATCTTAACTAGCGTCCGAACTCCATTAAAGACAGCGATCCAAGGAGTAGCGGCTAACACTTACGACTCCGTCCCAGAGTCGCCCATCGTTCCGTTCGCGGCAGTCGTCCCGAACACGCCCTACCTAGAGCCAAGCTTCTTAGGTAAAGGGAACGTAAAACTTAAAGTCAATCTAATCATGACCGTAGGCGTAGCGATCTACGATAATCAGAGCGCGCTCGATAACATCGAGAAGCTCGTAATTAGCATTCTGGCGGCTATTCCGTCAGGGTACGAAGTCGGAGACGTATCGAATCCGATTCCGTTAAACATAGGCGCGTCAGAGATTCTCGCTTGCGAGATTCAGCTTTCGACTTATTACACACAAACAAACTAGGAGACCAACATGGCCACGACCGTAATTACAGGGCGCGATCTTTCGGTTACGATCGCGACCAAAAACTATAACGAGCAAGCACAGAGCGCAACACTCAGCGCAGACGTAACGATCGAAACTTACGACACTTTATTCTCTAAGGCTTATCGTTCCATCGATAAGCAGTGGACGTTCGATCTCGAAATGCTTGCAGACTGGGGCGCAGCGGATTCGCTCTGTGAAGCTCTATGGACAGCGGCAGAGACAGCACCGAACACGACTTTAGCGGTCTCTATGACAGCTGTTACAGGTGCGGTCTTCGCATTTAACGTTCTACCAATCTTCCCAAGCGTGGGCGGATCATCGCCAGACGCTCAGACTGTTACCATGAGCTTTACAGTCGTGGGAACACCAAGCGAGACATTTAGCTAAAAAACAGAATCGGGAGCAAACATGAAACTAAACATCGAAGTCCAATACTTCTCAGGAGAGGCCGTTACATTCGTGGCGGCTTCTCCCGAGTGGTCGAAGTGGGAAAGCAAAACTGGAAAGACTATCCAGCAAGCCGAGACGATCGGAGTAAACGATCTTCTCTTTCTTGGCTACCAAGCCATGAAGCGAGAAGCTGCGGGAACTCCTATTAAGCCTTACGAGGTCTGGATCGAAACGGTCGCGGAAGTCTCAGCAAGTAGCGCAAGCCCAAAAGCTATCCCGTCGGAAGCCTAAATCGACTAATCGTCGAACTCTCTATCGCGACACAGATCCCGATGAGCGAGTGGCAGACGGCGGAGCAGATCTTAACGGCGATAGAGATACTGGAGAAACGGAATGGCAAGTAAGAAGGGTGTCTACTCGATAGAAGTCGAGCCAGCCGCGCTTAAAAACTTGATCCAGACTCTTAATCTTCTCGATAAAGAAACACAAAACGAGATCCGCGACGCAGCTCTTCCACTATCGAAGCGTCTGGCGGGCCAGCTCATGATGAGCGCGAATGGTGCGCCAGCTCCACAGACTAAGCTCGTAGCTCAGACGATTACAGCTAAACGCGATCGTCTTATTCGCGTCGACATCGGTGGCCCTAAGAAGGTCGGTCGCAAGTACGGCGGAGAAGCTTCTAAGAGCGGTAAAGGTAATAAAGTCCGACAGGGCGCAGCTCCAGCGGGCGCGCTTCTATGGGGAACAGAGTTCGGCGGCGGGCGCGGTACGGACTCACTCGGGCGCGCTTACACAGATCGCTTTAAGGCCCCGCGCAATAAGCGCGGCTACTGGATCTCTCCAGCTGTTGACTATTACACGCCAATCGTCGCGAAAGAATACATCGACATAGTTCAGGCGATAATTAAGAAAGTGGGTCTCGACTAATGGCTGGCATTCCAAAAGTAAAGATAACTTTCGACGCCGACTTCGACGAATTAAAGAAGGGCGTTAAAGGCGCGCAGAAAGAAGTCGAAGGCTTCTCAGACAAGATCGGCAAGTTCGGCAAGGTAGCCGCTGCCGCTTTCGCAGCTGCCACAGTCGCAGCCGCAGCCTACGCGGGAAAGCTTCTCGTCGATGGCGTTAAGTCAGCAATCGCAGACGCAGCCGCTCAGGAGAAACTCGCTTTAACTCTAAAGAACGTTACAGGCGCGACGAATGCCCAGATCAAGGCGACCGAGGGTTACATAACCCAGACATCGCTCGCGTTCGGCGTGACAGACGATGAGCTTCGTCCATCGCTGGAAAGATTAGCTCGAGCTACTGGCGACGTCGAGAAAGCCCAAAAACTCCAAGCTCTAGCTCTCGACATAAGCGCGGGTAGCGGTAAGAGTCTAGAAGCGGTCTCTAACGCGTTAGCCAAGGCTACAGAGGGCAACACTTCCGCTCTTGGAAAACTTGGCGTCGGACTTTCTTCTGCTCAGCTAAAGACTCTTTCGATGGACGAGATCACCAAGAAGCTCGCCGATACTTTCGAGAATCAAGCTTCCACCAAGGCCGACACTTTCCAAGGAAAGTTAGATCGACTTAACATCGCATTCGATGAAGGTAAAGAGACCGTAGGTTCTTTCGTACTGGACGCGCTTACTCCGCTGGTTACGACTTTCGTGGACAAGGTTATTCCAGCTCTTTCATCTATGGCCACGTCGATCGGTAAAGATCTCGAAGGCCCATTTAACACGATTAAGGGAGTTCTTACAGACTTCGTTATTCCAGCCTTTAAGGCTCTTTACGACTTTATGAAGGACTTCGTCGCTCCGTTTTTTACGACCGTATTCGGTAAAGCTCTAGAAGGAATCTCTAATGCGTTCGGTACTGTTAAGGACGCAATTAACGGAAACAGTGAAGGCTTAGAGCCACTTTTAAAGCTCTTTAAGTCTGTCGCGACATTCGTTAAGGACACTATGGGGCCAGCGATCGGAACTGTTCTTAAAGTTGCGTTCGAGGTTCTTGGTGTTGCCATCGCAGCCGTGATTACTGGCGTCTCTAAGGTAGTCGGATTCTTGGACGACATGATCGAAAAGGTAAAAGCATTTATTAAACTCGTTAAAGATAATCCTCTCGTTCAGGGAATCGGCAACGTTATCGACAAGATCTTCGGCGGCTTTAAGGCTGCGGGCGGGCCAGTTACTTCGGGAACTTCTTACATAGTCGGCGAGCAAGGCCCAGAACTATTTACGCCCGGGCGTAGCGGAATGATTACTCCGAATCATGCACTCGGCGGCGGACGCGGTTCAGTCATTAACTTAACTGTGAACGGAGCGATCGACCCAGAAGGTACAGCCCGAGCGATCATTAACGTTCTTAATAATTCTAGTTATCGCGGAACTCTTGGATCGGGTGCGTTCGCGTGACGCTATGGAATCCAGAATGGCGCGTCTTAATCGGTGGCGTCGATTATCAAGAAGTCACACTGGCCAGCGTTCAGATCACTAGCGGCCGAACTTCTGTTTATGAGCAGCCAGTCGCGGGCTATTGCTACATCGAACTAATTAACCTACAGAACACTTCTTATCCTTTTACAGTAGGTAATGAGATTCTTATTTCCATTAAAGATTCGACTGGAGTTTACGTCGATCTTTATGGCGGCTTTATCAGCGACATCGAAATAAGCGTCGTGTCAGCTGGATCGACGGACTACGTTACTTCTGCCCGCATTACAGCACTAGGCGCACTCTCTAAATTAGCTCGCGCTAACTGGGAACTTAATCTCCCTAAAGCCTACGATGGAACTCAGATTTACGACATTCTTTCGGATCTTCTGCTTAATAACTGGAACGAAGTCGCTCCCGCTTTAGCTTGGTATCAGTACGATCCGACTACGACATGGGCTAACGCGGAGAATGTAGGACTAGGCGAAATCGATCAGCCTGGACAATACGAAATGGTTCATCGTCCAGCCGATCCAGTATCTAGCTACACGTTAGCCAGTCAGATCGCAGAATCAGGACTTGGCTATCTCTTCGAGGACGGATCAGGCCGAATCGGCTATGCCGACGCATTACATCGACAGACTTATCTCGCAGCTAATGGCTATACCGAAATCTCAGCGACTCAGGGAATCGGCGTCGGCTTAAAGTCAGTAACCCGAAGCGGTGACGTCCGAAACTTTATTACGATTAACTATAAGAACGGTTCGACGCTTACGGATAGTCAAGCCGCGTCTATTTCGGAATACGGTAAGTTCGCCGAAATCTGGGACACGAACATCGAGAAAACAGCCGACGCGATTCTGGCTCTAGCTCGTCGCCTACAGCTTAAAGCTTATCCACGCGCATTCTTCGATTCGATCGAGTTCCCAATCGCTTCGCCAGACATCGACGACGCAGACCGCGACGCACTCTTAAAGATCTTTATGGGAATGCCGCTACGCGTTACAGATCTTCCGCCTAACATCGTCGACACTGTCTTCGAGGGTTACGTCGAAGGCTGGTCTTTTAGGGCCAGTTATAACTCGCTATTCATTACGATAAACGCTTCGCCGCTGGAGTTCTCGCAAGTGACACTCCGATGGAATCAAGTCTCAGCGGCCGAGTATTGGAATACAATCAGCCCTACTCTTACATGGGAAAACGCGATCGGATCGGTGGCATAACATGGCAACTACTACTACGAACTTCGGCTGGGACATTCCACAGTCGACCGACTTGGTCAAGGACGGCGCGACGGCGATCGCAGCTCTTGGTCAGGACATCGACACTGCTTTAGTCGATCTTAAAGGCGGAACGACTGGACAGGTATTAGCGAAAGCTTCTGGAACAGATTTAGATTATTCATGGACTACTCCGCAAGTCGGAGACATTACAGCTGTAACGGCTGGAACTGGAATCTCTGGCGGTGGTACTTCTGGAGATGTAACGATTACTAATTCTATGGCTACAGCGATGACAACTAAAGGCGATTTAGTACCCGCAACGGCTTCAGGAACTTTTGCCCGATTGCCTATTGGAACACAAAATCAAGTTTTAACAGTCGATAGCGCACAGCCAACTGGTATGCGCTGGGGATCGGGTGCATGGATCACATGGTCGCCAACGATTAACAATGTGACAATCGGAAACGGCACAATTACCGCTCGTTATCAACAAACCGCGAATGTTGTTTTCTTTTCCTTAAGAGTAGTTTTTGGAAGTACGACAACAATCGCAGGAAGTCCAAACTTTTTAATGCCGATCGCTGCTAATTCTCAGGCGGCATTCCAAACCTACATCTTAGACACTGGTGTGGCTGCTTATGTTGGATCTGGTGTTATACCGAATGCCAATTTAACTACTATGTTTTTAGATTTAATTGATACATCATCAAGCAGAGCATTATTAACTGCGTTTTCATCAACATCACCATTCACATGGGGCACAGGGGATTCTTTTTCTGTCTCAGGAAGTTACGAGGTCGCATAATGTTTACATTTAATCCAATGTTCCCAGACGCTACTAACGATCAGAAATGGGAACAGATAAAACTCTGGCGTAACGCGGAACTGGGTCGAACAGACTGGACACAATTAGCAGATGTCCCAGTCGATAAAGAGGCTTGGGCAATTTATCGCCAAGCTCTAAGAGATCTTCCAGCGCAAGGCGGACAAGCGGAAGCGGCTATCTTCCCAGTAGCTCCATGATCTACCCAATCGGAACAGCTGCGGCCGTCGTCGAAGTAGCACTGGCCGAAGTCGGTACAGTCGAAGAAGGCGATAACCTTACGAAGTACGGAAAGTTTACGAAGGCCGACGGTTTACCATGGTGCGGATCGTTCTGTAACTGGGTATTCCATACAGCGGGCGTAAAGATTCCATCGATGGTCTCCACAGCTGCGGGCGCGCATAAGCTTAAAGAAGTAAGTCGCTGGGTAGAGCTAGAGCCTAAGATCGGCGATCTTGCATTTATGGACTTTCCGCATGATGGCGTCGATCGTATCTCGCACATCGGAATCGTCGTAGGAGTAAAGCCAAAAAGTGTAATTACCATCGAGGGAAACACTTCGGGGACTGGCGATCAGCGTAACGGCGGAATGGTCATGATTAAAGAGCGGGCATACGGGAGCGGTAAAGAGATCGTAGGCTTCGGACGACCTAAGTTCGTGGCTTATGCTGGCGATTATCCAGTCGTCGAAGTACCTACTCAGTCGGCAGCGAAGCCGAAGATTAAGGAGAAGAAAGATGGAAAACTTAAAAGCGTTACTCGCAAGCTGGGCGCGTAGCTTCTTAGCTGCGGGAATTGCGGTTTACATGGCTGGAGTCTCAGATCCCAAGGCGATCGGCATGGCGGGCCTTGCCGCCGTTCTGCCTGTAATCCTACGCTGGCTAAATCCTAAAGATTCAGCTTTCGGGTTATCGGGGAAGTGACTCGGAAACTACTCGCGGGAAGTCTGGCCTTAGTCCTTTCGGTCGGGCTTTCCGCTTGTGGTTATCAGGGTTGGGTTCGCTATGAATGCCAAGAATACGAGAACTGGTCGAAACCAGAATGTCAAGAGCCACAATGTATCCCTACTGGAACATGTACTAGCGATGTCCTTGGAGAAGAAGCTCCACAGCCCAGCTCGACGCCGTAGCCCAGAAGAAGTCCACGCGACTTTAATTCTTATCATCGGCTCGACTTTAGCCGCCGTCTTCTTGATCGTAACGCTTGGCATTACTTACGCGCTTATCTTCGTTACACAGCCTATCGGTAATCAAGCTCCGAACGACGCGGCTTTTATTGATCTTCTAAAGACTTTAGCGATCTTCTTGACTGGATCACTCGGCGGAGTGTTGGCGGGTAATGGGTTAAAGTCCAAGCCGAAGCCAATCGACACGCCGACAATTACGCGGGAATCTTGACCTAGACGCATTCTTGCTTCACTCTTTACATAGGGAGCGCGAATGTCGCTTCCAGTATCGGGAGCAATAAATAAATGAACGAACTATCTATCGTCGTAGTTATGTCTGTAGCTGCGCTTTTATGGGCAACTATGACCTATTCAGTCGGTTATCGAGAAGGTGAGCGACGCGGTTATGCCCGCGGTCGAGCTGTATCTCGTCACGCAGCTAAGGAAGTGCGCTAATGAGCTTCTTAGACAATTACGAAGACGTCGCCGCCAGAATTG